TTCGGAGGGCTTGGGCTGGGAGGTTTTGACCCACCTACCCCACCCGGTCAGTCCCGGCCGGTGCGGTCGTGGCGGCGCTTGTTGTCGTGGCGACGACACAGCCCGCGAACGTTGTCCTCATCGAGGCCAAGGTCCGGGCGTTCCTTGAAGGGCTTGATGTGGTCGACCACCACTGCAGGCTCGATGTCGCCCTCTTCCTCGCAGTCGACGCACAGCGGATGCATGATCAGGTAGTGATCGCGAAAGCGGCGCCACGCGACGGTGCTGTAGAACTTGTCGGACTCATCACGCTGCCGGTTGTAGCGCCTGTGGGTCTGCTGCCGCATTGCGGCGCGGCGCTCATCGGCCTGCGCCTGATGGGTCGGGCAGTAACTGCCGGTGCCAACCAGCACCCCGCATCCAGGGTGGCAGCACGGGCGCGGCGCGTGATTGCTCATCGCCGCCTCACCGGGCTGAAAGAAGCGCGCCGGTCCTGCTGCCGCCGCTCCACGCCATCCCAGTCGCTCGAACGAAACGCACCGGCCAGGTTGCCGCCGCTCTGCCAGATGGCCCAGGCCAACACCGCCAGCAGCACCACCAGCGGCCAAGCCATAGCAGGTACGCGCAGGTCGCCGGTGAGGATGTAGATGACCGTCGAGCCAGCGCTGCCCATCACCAGCGCCGCGAGGCACGACACACCACGGCGGAAGCGCGATGCACCGCGCCGATACGTGAACAGCCGCAGGAACACCACGGCACAGATCAGGAACGTCGCCTGAGTCAGCAGAGCACTAACCATCTGCGCCTCCATCATTGATCGCGGGCACACCCCGCCGGCGGATCGCAGCCAGTGCCACAGTCACCACCAGCACCGCCGCGCCGAACGCGGCCGGGCCGGGATAGGCGAATGGACGAAAGCCCCAGAACTCCGCCTCCACGATGGCCGGCGCGAACTGATAACCCATCACGCCCGACACCAGGAAGAACAGCAGCCGCTTCCAGATCGGCAGATCGTGCGTCGTCGTCACGTACACCAGCGCACCCAGCAGCGCGCCGACAGCCGCGTCGCCGTTCACGCCAGCCATGAATCCGGCCAGTCCGGCACCGGCCGCACCTGCAACCACAACGCCTGCCGTGGTGCTCGTTGGCTCAGCCATGCAAAGTCTCCAGCGGCAAAGAAAAGGCCCACCGTTTCGGGTGGGCCTCAATAGGGGTGCCCTCTTGCGAGGGCTGGCCTGCCGGGGAACAGGCCGCGACACAGCACGTCGCTCGGTGGCTTCGCAGCTGCGGGCGCAGCTCTACAACCATGGGCACTTTCTACAGCCGACATGCAACGCCCGCAACCGCCCGTTTTTCGCGGCGCTGTTCAACACGGTTGAACACGCTTGAGCACGGTTGAACGCTGTTCGCGCCAAACTGACCCGACGAACGGTCATCATGCGACATCCGCCTTGCGGGCCTGCGCAGCCTCTTTCACCGCACGGGCAACAGCCTTGCGCTCAGCCACCCGCTTGCGCTCGGCCCGGGCGTTCTCTCGCGCCACGTCCCGCGCAGCCCGTGCACGCTTCACCGCAGCCGCATGCGCATCCGTGCCCCGCTCCGCCGCTTGCAGCCGCGCCAGTGCCACCGGCCACTCCGCCTGCAACTCGGCATGCAGCTCGTCCACCTGCGCACGATACGTCCGCATCGAGATACCCAGCCGCGCGCACTGCGCCGCCACGGTCACCGCCTGCGATCCCTGGCAGTAGCGCACATGCGCCAGCCGCTGCAGCACACGCCCACGCGATCCGAGCCCGAGGGGCGCATCCTTCGCCATGCCATCCAGCGCCATACTCACCGCCTGGCTCGCACGGCTGATCGCCACCGCGCACTCCACCAGCGACAGGCAGCGATGCCCGCCCACACCGCCCGGCGCATCGTCACCCAAACGCCCCAGCGGCGAGGCGATGGCCACATCCAGAGCGGGGTTCACAACCTCACGGCCCCACGCCTGCAACAGCACCTCCATGGCCTCGATCATGCTCTGCCCCCCAACCCGACACAAAACCCGCAACCCAACACAAACCCAACACACTCAAAACCCTTATAAATCAATGCCTTCAAAGCAACTGTGTTAGGTGTGTTGGGTTTGTTGGGTTTTTCGGTCCTCGCGTAGCAATTTTTTCCTTCGGCATCAGCCCCGTTCAGAGGCTGCAACAAAACACACGCACGCGCGCGCGCGACATCAAACCCAACACACCCCGCACAGCCGGCGCAAAGCCCCGCCGCTGCTGGCCTCGCGCTGTGCTGGGTGCGCAAACCAAACCCAACACAACCCAACACACCCAACACACTTTTCGCCATTCTCATGCTGCAGCCCCCTTCAAATGGTCCCAGCCGTCCACATCCCAGCCCGCCAATTTCGCATTCGCCCGCCAGGACGCCACATGCTGGCCAAGCGCAGCAGCGCTCATAGATGGGGGCAGGGAAGAGTCCGGGTCACTGGGAAAGAAGAACGCCCCGAAGCGCCGGTTCGCCCCCTCCGTCCAGGGGATCGACCGCGTCTTCTCCACCTCGGAGCTGATGAACAGGCTGAACTTCGTCTGGCTCATCGCATGCTCGCGATTGCACTGGCACCACTCGAGGAACAACGCATAGAGGTCAGTCGATAGGCACGCGCCCCACAGCTTCTGCCCCAGCTCCCCGTGCTGCCACTGATGGAGGAACGTCTGCCAGCCGGCCCGCGAAAGCGCCACCAGCCGGCGCCGCGCCTCGGTATGTGGCGGCCGCGTGCGCTCCGTGAAGTCGCCCAGGTCCACATCCAGCAGCCAGCCATAAAGCGCCGCCACGCCACCGTTCGCCAGCTCCGCGCCGATCGCCCGCTGCCGTTCCTCCGGCAGCGTCTCCAGCGGCCACATCACCAGAAAGCGCCGGTCCGATTCACTGATCGGCCAAGGCAGGATCTCGTTCGAGAGGAACACCGCATTCATATGGTTGGCTTCCTCCCAACCATTGATGAACTTCGATTCCATCCGCACCGTCTTGCCGGTGATCAGATGCTTGATCTTGCCCACCTGGTTGTACCGCTGGTCACGGCTCACCACTTCCTCGAACACCGCCCACAGCTTCCGGCTCTGCCACGCGTTGAAGTTCGACTCCAGCTGCGTCTGGCCCACCGTCGCCGCATACGGCCCATACAGCGCCCCGAAGGTATCGGCGAACAGCAGGCTCTTGCCCGAGCCCTCCATTACCGAATGCATCAGCACCGCCGTGTCCAGCTTCGCGCCTGGGTGCTGCAGCGGAAAGGCCAGCCACTTCACCAGCCAATCCAGCGGCTCCGCCTCGTGGTTGCACAGGAACGAGATCAGCCAGCGCAGGTTCTCGCACGCCGCGTCATCGCGCACCGGCTCCAGCGGCAGCCCCTCGAACGTGTTGATGTACACGGCCGGGTCCTTCGTCATCGTCGGGTCGAACACGATGTGGTCCACATCCACCGTGCGGCGCTCGGCCGAGTTCAGCCACAGCGCGTAGGCATCGCCTAGCGCCATCTTCACCGCGCCTTCTGGGATGCGCCTTTTCTTCTCGCGGTCCCACACATCCTTCGTCCCATCGATGTACACGTAGCGGTCGATGGGCGTCATTCCCAGCGCCGATGCCTTCTTGCCGGCCATCCGCCGCGCCTGCTCGAGCTCGCGCACCGTATCCGCGCCGATCAGCTTCTTGCTCACGTCATCGACCCAGGCCTTTGCCAACGGCTTCGTCACCAGCGCCTCGAACGCGGTCTTTTTCATCACCGCCTTCTTGTCCTGGTCCCAGACGTGATTGGTGCCTTCTACCAGCGCAAACCGCCGCAGGATCTGCTCCGCCGTAAAGCCCACCCCCTGCCCCCCGTTGTCGGAGGAGCCGGCCGGCGCAGCGGCTTCGTCAGCGGATGGGGTCGGGGAAGGCTTTCCAGCAGCAACAGCCGCATCGAGCTGCTGCGCTACCGCCTCCAGCCCCCACGCCACATGCACATCGTTCCAGTCCTGCCCTGCCCCGCCTTCGGCCGGCTGGGTCGGGAAGGCAGCAATGCCACCCACCTCACCCGCCGCCGCTTCCGCCTTCTTGCGGCCCGGGTTGCCCGGCTTCGTCGGGTCATCGTCACCGGCCACCACCAGCAGGGCATCCGGGCATTGCGCCGCCAGGTCACGCGCCACCGCCGGCATGTTGCCGGAGTCCAGCGCCATCGCCACCGGCCAACCCTTCGCCATATGCACACTGGCAGCCGTCGCATAGCCTTCGGCCTCGCCGATCACCACCGCGCCTTCCAGCTCACCCAGCACATGCCGGCAACCCGACTTGCGCCCGTACTTCGGGAACAGCTTCGTGCCCTGCTCGTTGATCGCCTGCAGGCTCCACAGCTTCCCCGCCGCATCGCGCAGCGGAATGGCAATGCTGCCCGCCTTGAACATCAGAAAGCTGATCGAATCCGGCCGCGGCTTCGGCAGGTTCGCGAAGAATTCGCGCGTCTCACTCCCCACCCACACGTCGCAGCGCTGCCGCTCGTCATCGATGGAAAGCACAACGGTGTAATGGAAGTAGCCAACGCCAAAAGCCCCCACCTGCTTGCGTTCCAGGTAGGGGCTTTCGCCTTGCGGCTTGCAGTGCTTCGTCCAGATCAACTCGCAGGCAGCGGCCACGGCTTCGCGCATCACCTGCGCCCTCGCCTCGTCCGCCTCGATCTCCGCCTGCCGCACTGCACGGCGCGCTTCCGCCTCGGCATTCAGCCGGCGCTTCTCCTCAGCGGTGATCGGCTCCCGGCGTGGCCGCCAGCCGTTGTCCTTCGCCAGCTTGATCACCGTGCCCATGCCCGTGCCCGCCTTGCGGAACGAGCGCCACACCGTCTTCGCATCCGCCGTGCTGTAGCTGTCAGCACCGGCACTCCAGGTATCCCAGGCATCGAACCCGTTACTGCCGAACTCCGCCTTGATGCCCATGCCCACCTGCAACCAGGTATCGCGGTCATCGGCGTCGATGTACTGCAGCAGCTCGGGGAGATCGGCCAGGGTGAGAGGTACGCGCTCAACCACGCCGCACCCCCGCATTCTTCTTGTCGGCGAACGCCTGGCAGTCGGTGCACATCCGGCACCCCTTCACCGCCTCACGCCGGGCCTGCGGAATCTCGCCGCCGCACCCTTCGCACTCGGTCAGGCTCTCGCCCTGGTACTGCACACGGCTCGCGATGATGCGCTGCAGCTCCTCGTCCTGTTCCCGCTGAGCCCGTTCGATCAGATGCTCATCCATGGCGCTGCTCCTCCATGGCCTGCTCCGCACCGGCCACGATGCCGAGAATCTCGCTGATCATCCGGTTCGCATGGCCGCGCAGCGTCTCCACCTCGTGCGGCTCCCACACATTGTCAGCGGCGCCGTCGTGCAGGCTGCCGACGAACTCGCCTTCGGCCTGCAGCAGCTTGCCCAGCGCCTTCAGCGCATCGCGCGTGGCCGGTACCGGCGTCGGCTTGTAGCTCACCACCCCATATACCCGCTCGAACCACGTCAGCACGGCCGGGCCTTGCACGAGCGCAATCACGCGCTCCACATCGTCCGCATGCAGGTGGTGGTCAGGGTAGGAACAGGAAAGGCGCTTCTGAAACGGGCCATACGGCTCGTCCAGAATGGCGCAAACGGCCTTGTGGCCCCCACGGATCGCCTCGCGGGCGTCCTTGTCGATAGCCGCTTCCAGAGTGGTAAGCGGCCCGTGCTCAAGCGTAGTAGCGCGCATTGGTAGTAAACCCCGCTGGCTACCATAGCCATAGGCCAGGGCAACGCCCTATCCTATGGCCACAGCAGCAAAAACCCCGGTGATATACGTGCTGTGTCCCACCGGGGAAGCTGTTGAGGGAGTCAGGGGTGGTACCCGTCTCCCGGACCGCTGGGTCAAGGCTGCTTAACTTTGGTGAGTGGGCGCCTTGATTCCAGCCTCTACATCCACCTGCCGCCATGGCGACAGGTTTGTTGCTCTGGCCCTTGGGCCTGCCGGCTCCGGTCTGCTGGTGAGGCTCCCGGAACCGGCGCCCGCCGATACTGAAACTGTGCTGTGTCCTGGCGGGGTCGAAAGGGTTATGCGGCTCGGGCTGTACCTCGCAGGTACGCCCAATCCATATCAGGCCTCGTTTCCTCACAAGGCACCGCGCCGGAGGATTCACGATCGATGGCAATGGAAAGCGCAGCGCTCGCGCGCCGGTGACCGTAAGCGACCTGCTTGAGCTGCCCGGCGGACGTGGCGCAAGCAGCGGCCAGCTTCTCGAGCTGGTCCTTGTCCAGGGCTTTGATGTAATCGAGTAAGGTCATGGATTACCTCCGTGACGTGACTTTAGCAACTGCTAACGCACACCGCAATAGCAGACTGTAATTTACAGTTCGCTAACGGCTGGGGATCATCGCGAAATGGATATTTACGAAACCCGCATCAAGAACCTTCGCGAGATCATCGGCGATAACCAGCTGAAAGACTTCGCTGACGCGTTCGAACTCGACGCCTCCTACTTGTCGCAGTTGCTCAACGGCCATCGCCGCATGGGCGAGCGCGCGGCGATGTCGCTTGAGAAAAAGCTTGGATTGGCGACAGGGGATCTTGGCCGGTCGCTCTTTCAATTTCACGCTCTTCTTACGCTGTCTCGAACAATGGAGCGCAAGAAACTACAAGGCCCAAAGATCACTAAATATGGGCGATCCAACCACATAACCCAGCAGTGGCCGGTCCTTGACGACGAACAGTTCGCTGAGGCTAAGCGCTTGAACGAGCTCACATTCGAGCAGGCCGTGGACGAAGACAATGACCTCACAGTAGAGGAGCCCGCAGCGCCCTATCCGAACGTGGAGGGGCAGCCGGACCTCTTCCCGGAAGCGCTGGCCGTAGCAGAAGGAACTGTTCCAGTGGTTGGTAAGGCGATGCTAGGAACCGACGGATATTTCGAGGAAATGGACTACCCCACAGGCTCTGGCGACGGCCGCCTGCTCATTTCCAGCACCGACCCGAACGCCTACGGGCTGCGAGTCGTAGGGACGAGCATGGCGCCGCGCATAAAGAATGGCGAGTACGTTCTAGTAGAGCCGAATCACCGCTACATGAGCGGCGACGAAGTGCTGGTCAAAACCATCGACGGCAAGGCCATGATCAAGGAATACATGTACTGCCGCGACGGCCTATACCGCTTCGACAGCGTCAACCCTGGCAACGAGCCGATCTATCTGCCGGAGGACCAGGTAGAGAAGGTTCATTATGTGGGCGGCATCTTGAAATCTTCACGTTTCTCGCCCGACCTGAATTAGCAAACCTCGCCACATCTTAGCATTTGCTATTGCATGACCGATTAGCGCCTGCTAACGTTGTCGCGTACCCACTCACCACGGGATCGCGACAATGGACACAGCACAGCACAGCAGCACCCGCTGCCCGGTCTTTCTGCACCCGGCAGCGGCATCCAACCCCTTCACCGTGCGCCGCATCGAGCGTGAAACCGGCCTGACAGCTCACGTCACCCTGCGCGCCGCACAACTCAAGCGCCACACCCTCCCCGCCTTCGAGGACTTCGGTCCGTTCGGTGGCGCAGCATGAATAGCCGAATCGAGGTTCTGACTCTGCAGCTCATGGCGCTCTGTTTGCGCATCACCGCTGCCGGTCGCTATGCCGCCCACTGCGAATACGACGCCGACAACCATTGCATCGGGTGCCGCGTTCGCAAGCCCATGTCTAAGACTGCTCGCGCCTCGGCGACCCCGGAGGAACACAGCGCCCGGCTCCTGTTCTCGGAATACATCTACATCGATGCATTCACAGAATCACTAGATCTGGATGTGGCCCAAGCGCAGCCGGTATGTGCCGATCTGGAAGCCTTGATCGAAAAGCTGATCGGCTACACCCGCGCCGAGAGCGAGGTGCCAGCATGAGCACTTTCTCCCTTACCAGAGGCAGCGAAGCCGCCCTCGGCATGCTCGCCAGCCAGGCCGGCAGCGAAACCCTGCTGCTCACCCAGCCCGCCCGCGAGCTGCGTGCAGAGCTGAGCATCGAGCCATTCACCAGCGCCACCGGCGATCAGCTGCTGGCCGTGCTGTTCATGCGCGAGCAGCGCCACAGCATGACCCTGCAGCGCGACGACGGCGCCAACGCCCATCACCTGGCCGATTGGATCGAAGCGGTAGCCAACGGCACGCTGGATACGGCCGAGGCCATTCCGCAGCGCACTGACCCAAGCGACCTTCAAGCAGCAACCGCGGCATTCAACGCTGCCTCGCGTGAACTCAATACCCAGAGCGAGCAGCAGCCGGTGGCGACGATTCAACTTCCCGATCCGCTGGACGAACGCGATGGTATCTCGCTTAGTCATGCAGACCTGCGCCGGCTGGCAGCCCTGCCTGCTGGCACCAAGCTTTATGCCCATGCCGCGCAACATGCGCTGACGAACGCCCTACAACGGCACCGAATTGCGCTCACTCCCGAGTACGAGGGTCGGTGGCACGCTGATCTATACGGCAGCTTCGAGAAGCCGATTTTCAGCGCCGAAGGCGATACGCCTGATGAGGCCGTCGACGCGGTGATCCGCTGCGCCCTGTCGGCCTCCAGCCCAGCAGCCTGAGGCCCGCCACCATGAACCGCACCCTCGACCAGGCCGCTGCCGTGCTCGGCATCGGCCCTCGCAAGCTTCGCGCCCGTATGCGTGAGCTGGGCCTGCTCAACCACGCTGGCGAGCTGATCAGCACAGAGCGCGGCCGGGGCCGGCTGTTCGTCGACACCCGCAGCCGCTGGAACCCGGCCATCAAAAGCTACACGCACTACGGCGTCGTCATGGCCACCGAGGCCGGCATCGCCTGGCTGGCCGATCAGCTGGGCATCACCGTCACCAAGAAGGACGCCGCCGCATGACCACCTCTGCCACCCAACACGCGATCGGCGCGCTCAAGCTCACCAGCCTGCACCTGGACCACCCAACGGTTGTACCCGCCAAGGTGCTGCGCGGCGCCTGCTCGGAGGCCATCGCCCACCTGCAAACCAACCAGCCCCACTCGGACGACCTCGGCCGCCTCTGGTGCGCGCTGTTCGCCGTGCTGCCGGCCGGCTACCTGCCGCACGTCACGCTCACCCCGGAGCAGGCCGCACCGTTCGCCTGCGTCATCACAGACGGCACCGGCAGCGTGGTCGACCGGCAGGCCGGCAAGACCATTGAGGGCATCACCGAAATGATCCGCCTGCGCCTCCCGGCGGGGCGCGGGGAGGTGCAGCCATGAAGCCACAACCGCAAACCACGCTCGACACCCTGCGCATCCGCTACCCCGGCAACTACATCACTGCCGAGCAGCTGCTCGCCGACCACCTGCCGCATATCACCACGGTCAAGCACCTGCGCCGCAAAGTCCGCGAAGGCCAGCTCAACCTCAAGATCCGGCAGCTCGACCCCAGCTCCAACCGCAGCCCATGGGTCATCTACCTACACGATCTGGCCTACTGGCTGGATCAAACCGCCGCCGCGCAAGCGGCATAACCCGCCCCCACCAAGGGCAACCAAAGAGGCACAGCACGCCATGAAACCCACCGATACCGCCGAGTTCATCAACTCACTCAACGCCAGCGTATTCGCCCAGCAGGTCGGACGCGCGCTCTCCGACGTCGCCGCCGGCGTGGTCGACCACGGCAAGCCCGGCGAAGTAACGCTCAAGTTCAAGCTCAAGCAGATCGGCCAGAGCAACCAGGTCACCGTCAGCCACACGCTGGACTTCGTGCAACCGACCAAGCGCGGCAAGAAGCGCGAGGACACCTCCCTCGACACGCCCATGTACGTCACCGAGAACGGCCTCGAGCTGTTCCAGACCAGCCCGACCGACCAGATGTTCACCCGCGAGCAGGCGCCAGTAGTGCCCCGCGAAGTCTGACCCGCTTCACCAAGCCCCACTCACCAAAAGGAAGACACAGCATGTCGCTGAGCAAAGAAGCCATCCAACACATCGAGTCCCAGGCCGTGATCGCGGCAGCCAAGCCGATCACCATTGCGGACGGCACCTCCGTGGCGGTACTGCCCGAGGGCATTCGCCTGCAGTCGCTGGAAGCATTCCAGCCTATGCGCGACCGCTTCCGCGGCACCATGGCTACCCACTCCCTGCAGGACTTCATCAAGTACATCGAACGCCATGACGTGGTGGACGACAACGCACCGGCCAAGGCGCTCGGCTTCATCGACCAGGACGCCATGCGCGCCACCGTCATCTTCAACCTGGGCGAACCGGGCTACGCCGGCCACGGCGATGACATAGCCGTGCTCACCCTCAAGCCCACCGCCGCCTATTCCGCCCTCCAGGCCGTGCTCGGCAAGCCGCTCGGCCAGAAGGAGCTCGCCGAATGGCTGGAGGATTGGCTCCCCAACCTCGAGGCCCAAGACGGCGAGGCGACCCTGCCGATGCTGCAGGCCATCAACGCTGTGCGCCGCATGGTCATCAAGGCCACCAGCCAGCGCGATAGCAACATTGGCGACTTCTCCGCCAGCCGCTCGGCCATGGACGAGATCGAGGCCAAGAGCCAGGACACCCTGCCCTCCGCCTTCATCTTCACCACCGTCCCGTTCGAAGGGCTGGACGTGGCAGATATCAAGCTGCGCCTGTCCGTCATCACCGGCCGCGACGAGCCACTCCTGAAACTCCGGTGGGTCGGGGAGGAAGCCCAGCGCGAAGCCTTCGCCCAGGAATTCAAGGACGTGCTCGAGCAGGAAGTCGGCGGCCTGGTGCCACTCACCATCGGCACCTTCTCTCTCGGCAAGTAACACCAACCACCAAACCGCCGGCCTCACCAGCCGGCGGGCTCAAACGGGACACAGCACATGAACTTCACAACGTTTCAGATCATCGCCTTCATCGGCTCGGCAGCCGCCATGGCCATCGTGTTCGGCCTCGGCTTCTATGAAGGCCTGCGCAAAGGCAAGCGCGAGGGCTTGGACATCGGCTACCAGCGCGGCCTGCAGGCCCACCGCCATGAACTCACGCAGGCCCGCCGCGACATCGAGGCGGCCAAACACAGCCTCACCATCAGCCGCCTCAACGCCGCCCAGGCACTCGAAGCCACTACCGTTGAGCTGGACGAGTGCCGCGCCAAGCTCGCGAACCTGCAAACCCGCGTCATCACCGAAAACGACGCCAATCAGCTCGTCGCCATGGCGGACAAGCTCAGCCTCGCCGCCGACACCTTTGCCGGCCTCGGCTCGTACGACCAGGCCACCGCCGCCCGCAAACTCTCCAACAGCGCCCGCGTCCTGTTCGATCGCTACTGGCAAACCTTGCCGGTGATGGAAGTGGAGGTGATGGCATGAGCCAGTCGACCGTATGCCTGCGCGCGCGCCGCGCCGTACCTCTGCAAAACATCATCGCCACCAGTGGCGAGTCCTTCATCTGCGTTGGCTACAACCACCCCAAGGACCGCAGCGTTCCGCAGGATCGCTTCTGCCACTGCTGGAAGAACGACTCGGTAGACGAGCACAGCCACTGGGATCGCCGCGACATCACCGACACCATGTCAGTGATGGCCACGGCGCTGAGCATCGACGCCAACATCATGGCCTCGGAGAAAATGACCGAAGCCCAGATGAACAAGGCTGACCTCACCGCGCAACAGCCCGAGGAAGACCTGCCACCAGACGCCGCCGTCGTCGCCATCGCCTACGCGCTGGACCAGCGCACCGAGGAGGGGATGGAGTTCCTGCGGCTCTGGAACCAGGGCGACTTCGACGAATGCCGCAAGCACTGGCCAGACGCCCCGGCCGAGGCCTACATCGGCGCCGATCCGCTGTTCGAGCCGGCAGCGCAGGAGGTCCAGCCATGACTTGGATTCTCACCCGCTCCGGCCGCCGCTTCGACCTGCTCGCGCCCAAGGCCGACCAGGTCTGCACGCTGGACATCGCCCACGCCCTGTCGCAGCTCTGCCGCTTCAACGGCCACACCAGCCGGCACTACTCAGTCGCGCAGCACAGCCTGCTGGTGGCCAGCATCGTCCCGGCCGAACACCAGCTGGCCGCCCTGCTCCACGACGCCACCGAAGCCTACGTCGGCGACATGGTGCGCCCGCTCAAGCTCGGCATGCGCGAGTTCTATGAAGGGCAGTGCCTGGTTTCGCTGTACGACGAGGTCGAGCGCAAGGTCTGGCTGGCCATCTGCGAACACTTCCACCTGGATCCGGAACTGCCCGACTGCGTGCACGAGGCCGACATGATCGCCCTGGCCAGCGAACGTCGTGACCTCATGCCAGAACACGGCGAAAACTGGCCATGCCTGGAAGGCGTCACGCCGGTCGCGTGGCACCTGCCCGAGTGGACCAGCACCCACGCCCTCGTTCAGTACCACAGCAAACTGCTCGATCTGATGCAGTCCACCCACCGCGCCCGCGCTCGCTCCACCTGGGAGCGCGTCGACGCCGAACACACAGGCGCCCCGGCGCCGCAGTGCATGTGAGGTGGCCATGGACAACATCTTCCGCCTCCACCCACAGCCGGCGTTCAACTTCAACGGGCTGGTGATCGACAACTTCGCCGGCGGCGGTGGCGCCTCCACCGGCATCGAGCTTGGCCTTGGCCGCCCTGTCGACATCGCCGTCAACCACGACCCCGAAGCCGTGGCCATGCACGACATCAACCACCCGCACACCAAGCACTTCTGCGAATCGGTATGGGAGGTCGACCCGCGCGTGATCGTCGACGGGCGCCCCGTCGATCTCTGCTGGTTCTCGCCCGACTGCAAGCATTTCAGCAAGGCCAAGGGCGGCGCCCCGGTGAAGAAGGAGATCCGCGGGCTCGCCTGGGTCGCCATCCGCTACGCCGCCACGGTGAAACCGAAGGTCATCATGCTGGAGAACGTCGAGGAGTTCGTGACCTGGGGGCCGCTGGCCACCGACGGCCGACCCTGCCCGAAGAACAAGGGCCGCACCTTCTCCAGCTTCGTCAACGCACTACGCCGCCTGGGCTACCAGGTGGATTGGCGCGAGCTGCGCGCCTGCGACTACGGCGCCCCGACCATTCGCAAGCGCCTGTTCCTCATCGCCCGTTGCGACGGCCAACCCATCGTCTGGCCCGAGCCAACCCACGGGGACCCGGCGAGCGAAGCGGTCAAGGCCAAGCGCTTGAAGCCATGGCGCACCGCCGCGGAGATCATCGACTGGTCGCTGCCCTGCCCGAGCATCTTCGACCGCAAGCGCCCTCTCGCCGAGGCAACGTTGCGCCGCATCGCCCGGGGCATTCAGCGCTATGTGCTGCAATCGGCCCAGCCGTTTCTCGTGAAGGTCAACCACGGACACGACTTCTTCCGCGGGCAGCCACTGGATGAGCCCCTGCAAACCATCACCAGCAAGCTCGGCACAGGGCTCGTCGTACCAACGCTCGCGCCCTTCATCACAGAGCACGCCAATGGCAGCACCCAGCGCAACATGCCGGCCGATGCACCGCTGCGCACCATCTGCGCCCAGGTAAAAGGCGGGCACTTCGCGCTGGTAGCTCCGGTGATCACCAAGTTCCGGTCGAACGATCGAGGCTCATCGGTCGAAGCGCCGCTGGCAACTGTCACCGCGAACAGCTTCATCAAGAAGCCGGGCGGCGCCGCTCCGATCGGCCTCGTCGCCGCCTTCCTCGCCAAGCACTACGGCGGCAACTACACCGGCCCGGGCAGCAGCCTCGAAAGCCCGCTGCCGACCGCGACCACCGTCGACCACAACGCACTGGTGACCAGCCACCTGGTGAAGCTGCGCAACAACTGCATCGGCCAGGACCTGCGCGAGCCAGTCCACACGCTGACCACCGGTGGTCATATGGGCGAAGTGCGGGCCTTCCTGCTCAAGTACTACGGCACCGGCGACGGCCAGCAGCTGCAGGACCCGCTGCACACCGTCACCACCAAGGACCGCCACGCACTGGTGATGATCAAGGGCGAGCCTTATGAGATCGTCGACATCGGCATGCGCATGCTAGAGCCGCACGAGCTGTTCGCCGCCCAAGGCTTCCCGGCCGACTACATCCACGACCGCACCGCCGGCGGCAAGAAGCTCAGCAAAGCCGCCCAGGTTCGTATGTGCGGCAACAGCGTCTGCCCACCGGTCGCCGCCGCCCTCGTCCGCGCCAACCTCGTGGACGTGCAGCCGAGCGAGGTGGCTGCATGAGCCAGACCCTGATCGTTTCGACGGCCCAGCTCACCCCGGATCAATGGCAAGGTTGCCTACGCGACGCGGCCTTCAACATTCTTTGGCGCTGCGCGCACAAACACACCGGCAGCTATCTGAAGGCTGTGGAATGCGCCAAAGCTGAACGAGAGCGCCGGCAGCCTACGCCAGTACATACAGGCCCAGCCCCCGAAGGCGCCACCCATATCGGTAAGGAGAGCGGGAACTTTTATCGACCAGACGACGAGAATCACCTCGTCCAGATCTATCGCAGAGGTCGATGGATAGGCGAGGCCATGCACGCCTCTAACTTGCTCGTTAGCTCCTCGTTCATCACGGTGCGCGGCGCACCGCCCAGGGCTCAGCCTGCAGAGCAGAGCCCCACTGCCTCGCCCGTCGCACCGCAGAAACAGCAACAACAAATGTTCGACTTCGGGACATCAGCAGAGGATGCAGCATGACCTACTCCATCTTCTACAGCACCGAAATGCCCAACGACATCGCCCAGGTCAGCGGCCGCCTGCCACGCAAGCCGCAGCGCTGGTTGATGGAGTGGCTGGTAAAAACGCCGGACGGCAAGACCCACGTCGACAACTCCCGCACCATCCAGCGCGCGACCTATGAGGAGGTGAACGCGATCATGGGCGCCATCATCGACGACATCAAAGCCGAGATCGGCGACCTCGCCACCTTCATCAGTTACCGTCTGACCTGCCACGGCGGCACCAAAAAGCATCGCAAGGGAGGGAAACGCCGTGGTCGCGCTTGAAGGATACCTGCGCGAGGAGCAGGTGCTGGAGGTCACCACCCTTTCCCATGCCACGCTCTGGCGCGAGATAAAGGCCGGGCGCTTCCCGAAACAGGTCAGGCTTTCGCCGGGCCGCGTCGGTTGGCGGGCATCCGAGCTGCGCCTTTGGCTGGAGGACCCAGAAGCGTGGAGCAATCAGGCGGCGTGACGGCTACGGCTTCACGCCAGCCACATCTACAAGCCAGGTAGCCCAATCCTCGAGGCCCTGGCTTTTTTCTTTCAGGTAGTCGTAGCGGTCATAGTGCTTCGACGAAACATCGCTGAACGCATGCCCCTGGATGCGATCGCGCAGTTCCTTGCTGATCCCCGCCACACCCATCAGCGTCTTGCAGGTGCGCCGCAGGTCGCGCAGCGTGAACGGGGTCTTGAACGTGTCCGGGTGCCGAGCGCAAAGCTTCGTCACCGCCCGCGACACTGACTGCACGTTGATCGAGTTATTCTTATACCGGCCCATGAACGGAAAGGCCTCGTCGCCGGAGATCGGTTTCAGCCGCTCCAGGCAGGCGCGGCTCAGGCCGTTGAACGGCACCACATGAATCTCGCGCTCGCCTTCTACGCCCTTCTTGCTGCGGATCATGTAGTAGTCGTCGCGGTACATCGTGCGGTCTGACGCCACCACCTGCTCCGGCCGCTGCCCACCGCTGGCGATCAGGAACTTGATCAGCTCCGCCGTGACCAGGCTCAGCTCCTCGGGCAGCAGGTTCCACAGCGCCGCCAGCTCTTCCTTGCTCAGCACTCGCTGGCCAGGGCGCTCCCAATCGCCCTGCACCGGGATGCTCGCCACCGGGTTATAGGTCAACCCGAAGCGCACCTTCGACTTGAGGTAGTCCCGCGGGTTGTATTCCTGGTTGAGCCCGTGCTGGAACGCCGCATGCAGCTGCGACCGCACCCGGTTGCAGTAGGTGGTCACCTTCGCCTTTATCATCGCGGAGATAATGTCCCGGATATCCCCTGGCTCGATGGCGCTGGCCAGCTTCTTCACCAGGTGCGGGAACGGCTCAGAGACATAGTGCTTGAGCGACCATTCCACGTTGCCGGCCGAGGCCGCGCCTTCGGCTTTCAGCTTGGCCACATACGAATCGATCAGGTTCTGCAGCGTGCCCTCCGCTTCACTCTGCGGCGACGCACCTTTGCACTTGTCCCGCGCAACGGTGAGCGACATCGTTGGCCACACACCGAGCTTGCGTTGCTTCTTCTTGCCGGCCACGAACCACTGGTAGTAGAACTCCTTCGTGCCGTTGGCGCGAACCTTGAGCAGCAGCACCCCTTCCCCGCGCGCACCGCGCCCGTCGGACATCACATAGTCGCGGTCTTCTGGCTTGAGCGAACGGATCTGCTTTTCGGTTAGCATGCGTGACAGTTTCCGGTGACAGTTGTCCCGAACTAACACGAAATTCGGCGGGACAAATTGAGACTGAGCCGGAAGCCCCAGCCCATACAGGACGGGGATTGTAGCGCCTTTACGATACCTCGCGTTATACCCTGATATTTGGCCCGTTATAGATTCCCAAGCTCATGACGAGGGTTCGATTCCCTTCGCCCGCTCCAGATTCTACGGGGCCTCTATCGAGGCCCCTTTTTATTTGGTGACAGTAACGGCGACAGTTACTGCCTCGCCGAGCCGCTGCAAACTGTCACCAGCAGCATGCTTTCCAACCATTTCCAGCGTCTAGGGTCTATGCAGAACATGCATTTTGAGGCTGCGGAACAACCATGTGTGGACGCATAACGCAGTACCGATACCCGATTGAATACCTTGAAGCGCTCGGGCAGATGACGATCGATGGAGTAGATCCGACTCCGATCGGGCGGTACAACGTGCCGCCACAATCGCGGGTGCAGTTGCTGCACCGGGACCAAGATGGGTTGCGCATGGACGGGGTGCGCTGGGGATACGCGCCGTTCTGGGCGCAGGGGAAACGGCCGCCGGCGATCAATGCCAGGGTCGAGACAGCCGCGACGAGCAAGTTCTTCCGGGACATTTGGAAAACCGGCCGGGCTATCGTGCCAGCAGACGGCTGGTTCGAATGGAAAAAGGACGAGGCCAAGCCGAAGCTCAAGCAGCCCTATTTGATCAAGCTGGCCTCTGGCGAGCCGTGCTTCTTTGCTGCGATCGGGCAATTCCAGCGCGGAGGCTTGGCTGAGCCACGGGATGACGACGGGTTCGTGATCATCACAGCAAGCAGCGGCGCGGGCATGCTCGACATCCACGACCGGCGCCCGCTTGTGCTGTCCCCGGAGTGCGCAGCGCATTGGCTGGACCCGGAGCTATCCCCCGAGGAGGCCGAGGAGCTAGCACTGGAGCACGGCCTTGGCGTCGACGAGTTCACCTGGTACCCCGTGCCGGCGGCCGTCGGCAATGTGCGCAACGAGGGAGCACACCTCATCGAGCGAATCAGCGACCCGGTGCTATAGCCATGTATGTATATGTCCGGCTGATGCGCGATCATGGCCGACCGATAGAACCGCGCAAGCGCCGAAGCACCCCGCCAATCTACGGGGACGTGCGCATCGAGACCAGCCGAAGCGAGGACCTCGGCCGACAGTCCGAGATTGCTCGGCTTGTGCAGAGCAACCCGCTGGAATCAAGCGTGATACCGCAACTGCTCGACGTAGCGCTCCATGGCATGAGCACCAACGGGTTCGTTCTGACTGGCTACGAAATCCTCGACGGAGTTGCCTACGCGCAGTCCTGGTGGTGCCTGGCCGAAGATGGGTCAGCGGACACCTAGAATCTCACGGGCCCATTCCTGCAGATACTCGAGCGCGGCCTGGTCCTGCTTCATTCCTCGGCGGATATCCCAAACAGTTCGTCCAGCTGCTGCACTGAGTTCGACGCTGGCTGCATCGCCCACGCTGCCGGAGCCGGTGGCGGCGGACACGATGGCGTCATTACGGGCGAGGGTGACTTCGATCCGCAGGCGGCGACGCTCATCGTCAGCAGAGCTATACAGACGCTCGAGGCGATCGTTTTCGGTGAGTGCATGGGTCAGTTTCTCGGTTGATTGTTGGTCGGCCTTGGCCAGGCGCTGCTCGAGCGCGAGTCGGTCGGCCTGCTGCTTGAGGATCACCTCGGCATTGGCCTCGGCAACTTGGCGAAGATGATTCTGGTGCTCGCCCCGCGCCTTCGAGGCTTCAGACTGAGCCGATAGCACACGGATCTGCTGCCCGCCGGCCACAACGGCCAGAGCCAGCACCCACCAGGCCCAGTCGGGCACGAGCTTTAGCCAGGCGGTCATTTGCGCCCACCGTGCTCGAGAGAGAAGTGGTTGCCGTCGTTGAACCGCCCGCCCCAGGTTCCTCCGATCGACTCCCAGAACTCCCCAAGCTCTCGGTAATCCTCGCTGGCCGTCATGTACTTGCCGTCTTTGAACAGGTTGAAGTCAACAGCCAAGCGCTCTTTGTGCAAGGAGACGGCCGAGCTGTACGACTTCTTCTCCCCAACGGCCCCGTGTACCCGCGGGTCGCGGTACGCGTCACCAAATGTCAGCTCGTAGCCATTCGCATAGGCGAAGTCGATCAACCTCGCGATCATCTGAGTGAACGCACGTTGTTTTTGTCCGAGGGTCATAGCTTTCTCCAGGCGTAAAAAAGCCCCGACTGGCGGGGCTGTTAGGCGAATACTAGGGTGTGGGCTCCGACAGGGATCTGGTTAACCGCCTGCGCCCATGTCAGCTCAACTGTTTCCGAGCCAGAAAAGCTCATTGCAGACTTTGGTACAGCCGCCGCCCCGTCGATGGCCAAGGAGGTAAACGGCACGTCCGCTATGCTCGAAAACGGGCCGACTATGGTCATGTACACAGTTCCAGAGGCCCACTCTATCGACTGCAGCTCTCCGCGCGCACCGCTTACGTTAGCGGCCCCAGCGAACACGTTAGCGAACTGCGGAGTAATCGACCCATATACCCCCTTGTAGAAACCAGTAACGCCCGAGGCCACGGTGCTTGCCGCAGAGCTAAGCGACACATTTACAGGCGCGGCAGTAGCTCGTGCAAAGCCCGCCACTACACCGGGCATCATGCTGCCACCGTCTGGCCGATCACGTCCCATTCGTTCGTGGCGACTTTCTTCAGGGTTACGGTCATGCGCGCAGTCATGTTCAGCGTGCCTCCGGAGGGCGCGTTCAGCGTGACGCCGCTGGCCGCCGCCAGGGTTATGTTGCCCGATGCCCGGACGGTGATTTCGGTCCTGATATCGAACGCCACGGATGCGTTTGTCGGCACCGTCAGCGTGATAGCGCTGGTCGTGCCAGGGCGCACGTAGTTCCACGCGTCAGTCAGGGCCAGCGTGCGGGTCGTGGCAGTTGATACGATCGAGGACTTGTCCTGCTTGGTGGCGGGGTCGAAGTTGCCGCTGTGCCACAGCTCATTACCGTTATTCGTAATATCTGCACTATCAGCGACTGCATAGTTTCCAGCAGAATTGATACCTAAATACCGCGACGCTCCAGAGTGCTGCAGCCACAAACTGACATTGGTGGATGTTGTCCGCTCCAGTTTGAGCGGCACTGCGTCAGTGCCGGTTATCGTCACGCGCCCCGGCAACGCGGACAGGTTTGCGTATGCAGCCGTGCCCAGCAGGTTGAGTCGGGCCTGAATCTTCCCGAACGCCGTCAAGACGTTGTCCGTTGCCGCCACCGCTGCAGAGCTGGCCAGGCTGAGCCCGGTCAGCACAGTGCTGCGCACCCTAGCGGCGGTAAAGTAGAGGTTGCCAGAGCCTTCGGGCACAGCGTCCGTGCTGCCTGGTGACGATGTGATCTCGCTGTAGGCGGTGCCCGTCCAACGGTACTGCTTTGTAGGGTTCTCGGGGGTTGCGCCGTTGACAGCGATATAGATTTTCCCAGTCTCTCCAGTAGCCGGGAAGTTGCTTGTCGCTGCGTACTCGAGCACGTCATCGACGTAGCTCGGCAGCTGCATGGGCGGGATGAGACCATTGGCGTCGAGCGAGGCAACGCCATTGGCGACTCCGCGGGCGCTGGTCGCCAGCTTCCCGTCGAGAGCCGTTTGCAGGCCGGTGACGGTGCTTATCGCTTGCGTGCCGGTGTGGGTCGAGCGGTCGCGCAACTGGGCATCCGTTGCGTTTGCCGTGGCGCCGGCCGCGATGCCATCGAGCTTTGTCTTCATCGCGCTGGCAGCCCACCAGGCTGCGATCGCCTGGAACACGCGCTGGGCGGTCCAGGCACGACGAGTCGTGGCGGTGCCGGCTTCGGCTTCGGCCTGAGTGACGGTCGAGGCCGTCCACTCGCGTGCGTCAGTCAGGCGAGCATCGGAGGTGCCAACCTTGCCAGAATACAGCGCCTTGATATCCGCGCCGATTGCCTGCACAAGTGCAGTGATGCGGGTCTGTAGGCTCATGATTTACGCCTTGGCTGTGGTGTAGTCCGCTACGAAATCGCGCTCAGGGTTGCCGACGCCGATGTTTTGGCAAGCCTGCAGTTGCTGCGCGGTGGTGAGGGTCTGCGGCGCGTCGTAACGCACGCGGTTGGCGATCTCGCTGGCGATGGTTGCAGCGAAATTCGGGTCGTTGTTCAGCGCATCGGCCAGCTCTTTCAGCGTGTCGAGAGCGGCGCCTGCCCCATCTACCAGCTCGTTCTTCAATGCGGCCGAGGCGGCAGCGATGGAGTCGAAGATCTTGTTGGCCGACCAGGTGACGGAGGTGGCGCCGTCTCCTGCGGTGTCGTCGATGACTGCACCGGATGACCCGAGCAACGTGTACAGCTCGTTGATGGCTGCGACGATGCTGCCCTTGGCCGTTGTGCTGAGCGCTGTCAGGTCGCCCTGCTTGGTGCGCAAGTCCTTGATGTCCGCGCCGATGGCCTGGACGACAGCGATGATTTTGGTTTCGAGGCTCATGGGCTCAACCTTTTGCGAGAATGTAGTAGGCGAGAGGGTCTGGAATCAGGTCATCGCGGACGTATAGGCCGTCGTCGCTTCCCTGGGTAAGGCGGTTGTCGGGGTCTTCGCTGATCAGCGGGGCATCGCCAGCGCCTGGCGCGTTCTTGCCTGGCGGCCCGGGCGGACCCTGCTCGCCGGCCATGACGACGACCGTCTCGGCGTCCGGCTCGAGCGCCACGGCGTATTCGCTGCCGGCCTCGATGACCAGCACCTCGGGATCACCGCAGATCGCGATGCTCATGTGGTCACCTCGCGGCTGACGGTGACGGACCCCTGCAGGTAGCGCTGGACGGTGCCGTCCGCGTACTCGACCTCGAGGTCGTACACGCCATCGGTCCACGTAAGCGCAGCCGTTTGCGCTGCGCTCATGGTGCGAGTCAGCGTGCCGGGGCCAGCGATGGCCAAGCCGCCGGTCTCGGTCGTGAGCTCCAACAGCAGAGCACCGCCGAGGCCGGCCCGGATCTGCATGCGGGCCTTGGCTCCGGTCAGGTCTACCGGCGGTTTGTAGATCAGCTGACCGCCGTTGGGGTTGAGGCCGAACGCGGATAGCGCATTGATCTCCAGGGTGGCGGCGTCGACAACCGTGACGCGGTGCGGGCGTTCGCGCTGGGATCGGTTGACGCCCTGCATATTGCTGACACCCTCGACCCATGCCAGCCAGTTGCCCGGCAGCCCGTGGTCCACGGTGAGGCGCAATGGCGCGCCACCGAGCGCGGTGATCGGCCGGTATTCGTAGCGCGGCTGCATCAGCCGCAGGGTGTCGCGCAGGGTCGAGCCCTGCACGATGTGCAGATCGAGTTTTGCTGGCTGCATGGTTGCTCCGGGCAAAAGAAAGCCCGCGCGTGGCGGGCTGTGCGTCGTTGTGTTGGGTCAGACCCAGGTGTAGCGCTCGCCGCCAACCAGGCTGCGCACCACCTGCCCGGTCACCGGGTTGTAGCTTCCGGTCTGGAAGTTGGTGTGGTGCTGCCAGAGCGCGAGATTGAAGTTGGCGCGGTCATTCCGATCGCCCGGGTAGAGATTCCCGGTGGAGCGATACCCTGCATCGACACCGGCCGGGGTCATACAGGCGCTGGCGGTGTACTCGCAAAAATCCGTTTTTTCCGCCCGCACAATCGCGCCGCGCACCTTGTTGGAGAACTCGTGCGCCAGGTTGACCGTGACGTTGAACGTCGTGGCGAACCCGGCAGCGAACACGCGATTGACCGACGGCGCATCCTGCCTTGGCTGGGTGCTGGTTTGGTGCGTGGTCGGCACGGGATGAGCACCGCTGAAACTGAAAATCGACGTGCCGCCGAGCGCCATGTTGAAGACCCGACCGCTGGCCGTCTGCTGGTCAGTCCAGTGCAGGTTGAAATACTCGTCGAACGCCCCGCCCGCATAGGATGCATAGCCGATGACCTTGCGGGTGATGGTGTAGGTATCCCAGTAGTAACGCCCGCCTGGCCCAGGCGCCGGGCTTCCCTTGGCCAGCGTGGTTTCGGCATCCACGCGCAGGGTGACCAGCTGCGCCACGCCCGCAGCGTCGTACCAGGCACCCGTCACTATCTCGACGCGGGACGTGCCTACAGAGGTCCCGGTCGAATACCGAAACGCATCGGAGCATGGGTCGGCTGAACTGGTACTGCAGGACGCCGGCTCGCCGGAGCCCTCCAGCGACCAGCTGGGCGTCCATTCGTAGTCACTCTCGCCGACGATTCCGGTGCTTCCGATACGCAGCACGTGAACCCGCTGCTGGAGATCGGCGCCGTTCTGGCTGCTGATCACGATGCCAGAGCATTGTTCATAGGTGGCCAGCACGCGGTAGGTCATCGCGGTAACGCCAGCGTTGAACACCAGCTCGATCAACGCCAGCGGCCCGCTATAGGTCACGTCGTTGATCGCGATCTGATAGGGAGAGACCTGGTTGGAGGTCCTGCTAAGCGCGAAGATCCAACGGCGTCCGTCCGGGCTGATGTCGACTACCTGCGCGCGGTTGAAGTCGCTCGGCACGTTACCCAACGCAGACAGCGGCACCTGTTGGTCGGCAATGCCCGTCTGCACGCCAGCACGCACCAACGCATAAGCGCCGAAATTGGTTATCGATGGGTCCACCGCTCTGAACGAATCACCGACCCGGAGGAGCCTGATTGCAGGATTTTCCCTGGTCCAGTGCCGGAACAAGTTGTCGGTGCCGCTCCCGTTGGTGATGGCCACGTTCCAGAGAGCCGCCTCGGGATCATCCAGCACGGTGGTCACCGCAGGCATGCCGTTGTCCACCAGAAACGTGGACGGGTGCGCCTCGTTGCCGATGCCGGACGCTGTGATCTGACGCCCGCTGGGCAACTCGATATAGGGCGCACCGGTGAGCGGCACGACATGCCGACCGTGCCATCCGAAGCCGAACTCGACGATCTGGTCATTCAGTGGCAGGTCAGCTAGTGACATTCTCGAACTCCAGTACCACCTCGGCATCATTGGCGTCAGTCATATGCACCCGCCGGACGGCGCGCACGCTGAAGAACACCATGCCATCGGTGGACGGGCGGTTTACCGCGGCGTAGTACTCGCGGCTATTGGCCGTCTCTGTCAGGGGGCTGGCAATGCCGCCGGCCGCCGATGGCGGGGGCGCCTTGTAGTCGCCCCTGCCGCGCGAGGCTGGCAAGGCGCCGACCGGCTCTATGCTTGGCAGCGAACGGCGCGGAGGCTGCGGCCGAGTGAGGCGGTTGATGTCCTGTACGACCGTGGTGCCGCGACGGCTGTTCTCCATCGCATCGCCAAGCGCGCGCCGCGCCGCCTCATTGGCACGGCCTAGCGCGCGACGGCTTTGCTCCATTGCCTGCCCGGAGGCTCGGCGGCTATCGCCGAGAGCCATCACACGACCGGAGTAACGGGCACGCTGAACCAGTTGCCCTCGCCGTCGCTGACGTAGAGGTTACCGGCCAGGTTATCCAGATACAGCCCCGGCACCTCATTCCAAGCAGAGCCCGGCGGCGTATCGCGCACCTTCATGCTTGCGAGCCATGTCCACTCTGCGCCGTCGCCAACTGCAACGCGACGGTCGGACGAGCCTTCCCGTGAGACATAGAGCGCCCCAGCAGCAGGCGCGCCAGACGGCGCGCCTGTTCCGACATTGCTCGGGGTAACCCGCATCCAGAACAGGCCGGCCCCGTCGGTGACAGCGAGATACGTTGCGGGCGGCACTTCGGCCTGATCAATGTAGTGATCGCCAGGGTTATTCGGCTGAACCGAGGTCGGCTCGCCTTCGCCGGTAAATATGTGCTGCGGCATCTGTCAGTCTCCAGTCGTAAGGATGTTGCCGCCCGCATCTGTCAGCGGCTGGCCTTGTTCGTCGGTGAGTGCTCCTGCCCCACCGCCCTGCTCGAGCGCCGCAATGCGCGCTTCCGCCTCGGCAATTCGGGTCAGCAGTGCGTTGAGCTGGCCCGCGGTTACGGCGCAGTAGATGACGCTGCCGCCAGGCCAGAGCTGGTCGGCGGTGCCCTCCCTCGCCCGCGTCAAAGTCGCGGCGCCGCTAACGACAACGGCGTCGACGATCTCCCAGCGCGTGCGCAGCGCATCGGAAAGCGTCAGCCGATAGCTGCCATCCGGCAGGGCCAGCACAGCCGAGGTCGCTCCCTGAGCCAGCTCGATGGGCTCGAGGTAGTTGTTGATGTAGGCCATCACAGCTCCAGCAGATCGTTGGGGATGCCGACGCGGTAGAGCACCGCGGCATCAAGCAGTTGTTCGTCACGCTGCGCGGCCGGGATCTCAGCGGCCGTTACGCTCAGCCGGCGCGGGAAGACCTCAGCGTTCGGATTGTTCTGGCTGTAGTTGCCGGCGAATCCATCCAGCTCATCGTCGTAGGGCGGGATGCCGGTTCGGCCGCCGAGCTGGGTTGGCAGAGGCGTGTAGAAAACATTGCCCTCGCCCTCGCCGATCTGCCCCTCACCCAGCCGGCCAGGCAGCGTGAGAGGATCGCTCACCCCGCCGCCACGCATGATGGCGATGCTGATCGTGGTAACGGCAGAGCCAGCGCCGAGGTCGAAGCTGTCGACGATGCGCCGGCACTTGCCGCTGGCCGTTACGCCCTGATCGGCGACCTGCAGCGTGTGCACCAGGTCTACACCCAGCGCCATGCTGGTCGGCACTTGCCACTGCACCGTGGTTTCGCGGTGTGCGCCGATGATCTCGACTTGCCCCATGCGAAGCGCCACAACCATGGCCGCATTGCGGCGGGCGTCGTTCGGGATGTCGAATGCCCCGCCCGCCCCGTTAATCGGTCCCTCCGTCCAGGCCTCGGCCAGATCGCTCTCGACGTTCACCGTTGCCGACGAGCGCTGCACGATCCTGGTGGCCTCGGCCTCGCCGGCTGCGGTGGCCAGCGTCAGGCTGTACGTCTCGGTCACGGTCTGCACCCAGCGCCGCGCGCCGGTCCATGTCACGCCGAGCAAGAGGTCGTCGTAGACGTTGGTCCAGCCGACACCCGTGCCACATGGGTCGGCCATGGTCAGCGGTAGCCGGTAATAGTCCGGGTTCAAGACCGTCTGCCCACTGCCCGACGCCGCGTCCTCAACCATGCCGATCTGAGGCAGCTCGGTTGGGTCGGTGCGCCATTGGCAGAAGCCGGCAATGCCATCCAGCCCCAATGTACCCGGGTGGCGCCAGACATAGCGCTCGTTCAGCTGCCACAGCCGGTTGTAGCGATAACCGAATTCGATCTCGACGCGATTGGTCGACTCGTCCAGGTCCGACTGCTGCAGGTCGACGGTCTGGTAGAGCGTGGTGCCAGGCCCGAATACGAACTGTGGAGCCGTGGCGTACCAACTGGTGACCCGCAGATCGCCAGTCGGGGAGCAGTCCAGGCTGACTGGCCGAGTGCTCAACCGCTCGCGGGCGTAGTCCCAATGGCTGCGCCCTTCGACTTCTTCGAACACATCCGCCGACCAGTAGCCGCCCACCAATGAATCGATCGCCGCGACAGTCATGCCTTCTACTCGCTGCTGCAGCTGGTCCGAGCATTCGCACGTCAGCACCCGGCTAACCGGATTCCAGTTGGCGATGCTGATCTGGCCCGTGTAGCGGCGGGCCTCGGTCGTGGCGCCCTGGCTCGTGCTGATGTAGTCGATCGAGACCGCCCGGCCCTTCCAGTCTGGCGGCACTACGGCGACGCCAGGCGCGATGAACAGATCGAAGCCCGCGATGCCGGCCGCACCCTCTTCCCGGTCAACGGTGACCGATCCGGTGAGCATCGGCGTGAGGTTGAGCCCGCCCACCATCAGCCGCAGCGTCCAGACGAACGACTGCCCGCGGACGATGTACTCCGGCTCTGCAGCGGCGCCCGTCACGCCATTCAGCGGCAGGGCGTTGAGCGGCGCAGAGTTGAGCATTTAGGTTTCTTCCCAGGTGATGGACCAGGTATGCGACGAGGACTGAGACTTCGATGGCTTGTTGGCAAACACCGAGTACACGGGTAACCACGACACCTGGTATTGAGTAGCGCCGGCAACAGGGGTAACGGTCACCACCCGCGCAAGCGTGGTACATGGAGTGCGCACCCAGCGCCCGGCCAAGAAGGCATGCGCCCATGGCGCCTGGTCAGGCCGTGGCGTGCTGGTGAGCGTGAACGTCGGGCCAGGCCCCACGATGTTGCTCACCTGCATGCTGCGCAGCTCGAGTGGCTGGCTGAAGTCCAGGCCATCCAGCCCAGGCGGCATGAGGCCGGCGCCCGTGATGGTTCCGCCCGCTTTCTGCCAATGCTGCATCTTGACCGCAGCACCGTCGCTCATGCGAAGCACTGTGCTGCCGCCAATGGCCTCCTCGGCTTGTTCCGGCGCACCCGCGTGCGCCACGATCGGCACACCGCCGAGCATGATGGTCAGTGACATGGTTTCCCCGTTAGCGGTGAGTGCGGCCGTGCTTGCGTGCAGCCAGGCGCAGCTGGTCGAACGAATCGCGCAGCATCAGCACCTCAACTTCAGAGGAGTCGTCGCCGATCGTGGCACGCCCCCAGTTGCCAAGGCCATCAAGCGGCGACGCGGGTTTCAGACTCGCAACCTCGCCGATCAGGCCACCTTCGGCGAAGCGAGGGATGGATGGCGGGACGATGCCCTGGTTGATCATGTTCAGGAACGGCACGCCCAGCTTGCGGACGGCGGCGGCATTGATCATGTACTCGCCGTTAGAGCCATACATGAGGATACTGTCGCTGGTACCGGTGCCAGGCCCACGAATCAAACCGCCGGTTGCATAGCCCGGCGGCTGAGTACCGCCGGCAACTTCGCCATTGCCTGGCGCGGCAATGGTGGGCTTGATGATCATCACCCGGGAAAGCTCTTCCGCGAGCTGGACCATTCGCGCCTTTACCTGCTCGACATTGGCCTCATCCATTTCAACGTCGACGCTGATCACCTTGAGCGCCTCGGCCTGCTTGGCGAGGTCGTCAAGTCTCGCTTGGACTGCCTGAACCTCTTGCTCAACGCTGACCTCATCAAGCTTGGCAGCTGACGTTGCGATCCTCGCAAGCTCCTCAGCCATGCCAGCCAGGCCATAGGAGTTTTGGCCATCAGCCTGCATCTGCTTGATGATCTCTCCGGCCCGCCGCGCCTCTTCTATGGCGCGCTTGTTATCGCCAGCTTGCTTTGCCTGCCGCGCCGAAATCAGAGCATCCTGTGCATTTGCGTAGCTGGCTGGGCCTGCGGCGCCACCACGGACATCTGCGATGAGTTGATTGAACTCTTTCTCAATATCCAGAGTGTTCTGTCTGGCCTTTTCGAGTCGCTTGTTCTCCGACTCAAGTAGCTTTCGCTGGGCCGCGATGCTCTTCTGCAGATCCGCGAGCGCCCCTCTTCTCGCTTCGCTGACCATAGCCTGGCCGGTACGCTCCGCCGCCGCTCGAAGCTCATGCCGCTGCTCTTCTCGCCGGATGAAGTCGTCATAGGTTTCACCCATCGTCTCTGCCCAACCCCGCAGCGACACGACCTCGTCATACTTTACGCCCGCTATCTCAGCGGCAGCGCGTTCTTCTTCGGCAAGGCGGCGGATGTTGCTGTCGACTTCCTGCTTTTCCAGCATTTCAAGCTGCAGCAGATACGTTTCTCTGGCTGCAATGACCTCATCCACCGCCTTCTTAGCACCAAGGCCAATAGCGTCGACAATTCGCTGACCACCTCCAAGTGCTAGCGCGCCCTGCGGGGTCAACTTCACGATTTCCTGAAGGAGCTGAGTGACGTTTTTCAATGGCTCGCGGCCGCTGGCAATGTTATTGATGGCTTCAGCCATCTCTGACATCGACTTAGTTGCCCGGGCCGAGGCGCCGGTCAGCTTATCGACCGCACCAACCAACTGAAGCGCAGAGTTCTCCATCTTCTGCGCGGCAGTGCCGAACGTTTCGCCGAACTCCTCGGCCTCCTTCGTGAGCTTCGGCAGGTCTTTGATCAGAGCATCAGCCACGACGTCGGCTGTAAGCTGGCCAGCCTTAGCCATATCGCGCAGCGCCCCTACTGGCACTCCGAGGCTATCAGCAAGCGCCTTCATCAACCGCGGTGCGGCTTCGGCAATGCTGTTGAACTCATCCCCTCTCAGCGCACCGGCACCAAGGGCTTGGGCGAACTGGGTAATTGCACCTTCCGACTCAGCAGCGGAAGCCCCGGAGATGCGCAGTGACTTCGAAACAGCCTCTGTCACTTGGACGATTTCTGTCTGGCTCCGGCCCGCTTCACGCAATGCCGGGGATAGACGGGCATAGAGCTCAGTCACAGCGGTTACCGCAGTGCCGTTCTCATCCGCTATGCGTCTGACCTCGGACAGTGCTCGGTTGAACTCTTCTTGGTTGGCCGTCGCCAGACGAAGCCGCGCGGCAATCTGGCTGCTTTGATCCGCCAAGTTCGCGTACTGCCGCGCGGCACCCATAACGAACGAGGCGCTGAGCAAGCCTTTGAGCGCGACGCCGGCTGTTTCGATCTGCCGGCTCATCCCTTTTAGCTGTGCATTGACCTCGTCGAACGCCCGCTTGGAATTGTTTTTGCCGTCGATGACGAGCTGGGTTTTCACCATGGCCATCAGGAGAAGTCCTTGAGCAAGCGCTTGAATGAATCGGGCTTCACATTCGCCGCACGCGCGACAATCAACGCGACCCGAGTTGCTGCCCTATCTTCCTGGTCAATCGCCGCCAGGAAGGTTTCGAGCTGTGGCAGGCTGTAGTCCTGCACTTCGGCCAGACGGTGGCCCGATCCGATCAGGCGCTGGACGACAGCGCCCCACTCAGCGCCCTTGCCATTCCTGGAAGGGCTTCGGCGAAAAAACCTGAGTTCACCCGGACCACCTCGACGAACAGCTGGACGGCGACCGTCGAATCCATCCGCGATCTGCGCCAAAAGCTAAGGTCGGTTGTACGAGCCAGCACGCGCCGGATACCAGCGGAGTGGGCAGCGGCATATTTCAGCAAGCTCTCGGAATCCAGCGCATCCATGGCGTTCATCAATGCTAAAGCTTCCTTCCCATAGAGCTCGAAGTCCTTCAACTTGACGGGATAGATGCTGACTGGTTTGCCACAGACCTCTACGGTTGCGGGCTCCGGGAACAGGATTTTCAGTTCACTCATGCCAATCTCCAGGCAATAAAAAACCCGCCGAAGCGGGTTGCTCGTTTCCTCAGTTGCTATCGGGAGATAGCACCAACAATTACTGCCAGAATGAATCCGATGACAGACAGGATTAGCAGTGCAGGTATGGCCGCTAGCGCCCACTTGATCATGAAGATCACCATCGACCCGAAGCTCATGTTGACGTCGAGCACCACCACAGGTTGCGCGCCTCTATACGACGCCATGGCCTGGCGGACATGTGGCGCCACCGAGTTTGCTGCCGCCTTATGATCGGCCGCACGCTGGCGGGCATCCCGTGCCGCTTCTGTCTGCGCTCTAATCGCTTCGGAATACTCGACATTGCACGCTGGGCACCGATTCGGATCGGGCTGATTTCCCGCGAGCGGGATGTGTTTACAAGCTGGACACTGCATTAGATTCCCTCCCTTTGACATTGCGGGAATCTACCAATCGCCAGCACCAAAGCCCAGCGAAGGGCTGGGCTTTTAGTGGTACGAACGAGATGGCTAAGCGCGCATGCGGCCCGCAACGGCGGACAAAATTTCTGGCAAGTGCTGTTGCTTCACGGTGAAACCGTCGCTGATAACAGTCGCCAGCCTGTCAGGCGTAACAACCAGGGCTCCCGGTTTAACCGTCTTCACCTCCATGCTGCCATCGGCGCTGAAGCCAAGAAGCATTCGAGTGTTCAGCAACGCTTCCAGACCGAAGCGCTCGACAGCTGTGAGCTCCAGCTCGTCGAGCAAATCACCATGAAGTGGCGGATGCTTCGCACCCGGGCGGTGCGCCACCTGCAAAGGCGGCTGGCCTAGAGCCTCACTGAGTTGCACGCCGAGCAGGTTGGCGGACGAACTCTCGTCGAATCCGCTCAACCGCGCGATGGCTTGCATGCGCGCACCGAACTTGTTCTGCAGGTACTGCGTGCCAACCGCCATTGCCTCCAGCGCGGCTGGCACGCCGATCAGTGCATTGGAACGCATGGCGTTTAGTACCGGCGCAAGTTCAGCATGCGCCCGCACGACGCGCTCGCTGGCCTCGCAAAGCGCATAGAGACAAGCGAGATCGCGCTCATCAACGTCGACCGCACCGGCCGGCAAGCCGTGCAACTCGGTGATCACACCGCGCAGCCATACCCGATATCGCTCGGCCCGCTGCGGCTCCGCCATGTCGGCAGCGCGCAGCGCCGCCTCGGGACTGATGTACACCACCTTTTGCCGCCCGCGAAGCTTGATGCATTTCTCCTGCTCGGGTAGCCCGCGAGTGATGCGGTCCGACGTGCCGCGAAGACGCAGCGCATTGATGATGTTGGCAGCGCCGAACCAGTAGCGCCCACCGCGCCGCAGCAAGCCAATGGGGCGGGTTTCGAAGGCCAGGCGCCGATGCTGCTCATCAGTACCCATCAGCGGCGCGGCGCTCTCCGCCAACGCTGCCTCCATCTGGTTGAAGGCGTTGATGTACGCCTCTTTAAACTTGGCCGCCTCTTTGCCGGTGAAGCCCATGCAAAGGAAGGTGAAGCCATCGCGAGTCATGCGGAAAGCAGGTTCTTCGCGAACCGCACCCTTGCCGACAGTCACCTTCACCATCATGGGCGCAAAATTGCGCTTATGAAAATCCGGTGAGCAATCCAGCGATGCGATCCGCTTCAGGACGTCCTTATGCAGCTTGCCGAAGCGCTCTGCTACAGCGAGGCTGGTCGTGGTTGGGTGCCCATCGACGAGCTCGACCGCAACCTCAAAGTGTTGGGCTGTGGCGGCATTCGAAGCGGTTGTGTTGCCTGTGTGTTGGGTTGTGGTATCTTTGCTCATGTGAATCGCCTCGTAATGATTTACACCGAAGCCCTGACGTTGCCGCGTCGGGGCTTTTTCTTTCTGCATGTATACGCTCAATTTTGCGCCCATACGTTCATACCCGCTCTTCAACGCGCCGCCGAGCCAGCTCAAGTTCGTAGACCAGCTGGCCATTCACTGATCGGCTTTCCGCCTTTGCCCTCTCCTTCAGCCAGTCAGCCAGCTTTTTGGGGATACGGGTAGTGGCTCTCACTTGATCATTCATTCACTGACTTCCTAAAGGTGGTAACACGGTGTCACCATAACACCGTGTGGCTATGTGTCAATGAATTTTGTGATTACAGTGTGTAACCATGAAAACCGAAGAGCCTATGCGCAACATCAATCCTTTCGGACTGCGTTTACAGCCCGCGCTTAAAGCGCGCCTTGAAGAAACCGCTTATCAAAACAAGCGGTCTCTTAATGCGGAAATCTCGGCACGCCTCGAAGCCACCGTCGCCATTGACGAGTACATGGCCGAGATCAAAGCCGGCACCTACGCCGACGCGCTAACCCTGCTGGAATCCGTCATCGGCGATAACGACCGCATGACAGCCAGCGGCGAGCAGACCTACGGCACCGCCTATTCGATGCTCGATCAGTTGCTCGACGAGAAGCTGAAGCCGCTGCGCGAGCAGCTGCGGGACCTCGGGTTCGAACGCCAAAGCGATGCCACCTCCCACCCTGCCAAGAAGCCCACCCGCAAACGCACCCGCCCGCTGGGCATGGACCAGGCTGAATGGGATGCCCAGCGCGGCGCTACCGAGAACACCAAGCCGGACGACTGATGCGCCCGGCCAGCGCGGAGCCGATTACGCTACCGCCGTGTTCTGCACTTCCCACTGCCACATGGCGGCTTCGTCGGCATCCATGATGTTCGGGTCGGCCAGCAGCTTGATCTGCACAGGGATGGTGCCGAACTCCGCTCCCTGGTTCAGCGGCACACCGCCGTTGAGGGCGATCTTGCAGTAGAAGCACTGAATGCGACGCTTCTCACCGTTGCCGCCTTCGTTCGTCTGGCCGGTCATCACCCGGTAGAACTTCTGGCCGGTGGTGAATGGCTTGATGACATCGACGGTCGGGTAGCTGTAGTCCACAAGGATCGGCAGGCGGCGAAGCTCGCCAGCGGGAGGCGTAGTGGCAGCAATGGCGTTGGCCAGCGGGCCGCCCGGCAGGATGCGAATGCCGTAAGGGCCAACTGCGTAGTCCACGTTGCGGGTATAGGTGGTCGCCCCGTCTTCGCTGGTCACCGCAGCGACTTCCAGCGGAATGTTGGCCAGCATGATGGCGCGATCGATGTAGGCATCATGCGCCTCGCCTTCGACCTCACCGCTCGGCACTTGGGTGACCGAACCGTACATCGCAATTGCGGCTGCGCGCGGGCTGAAAGAGACGGCCTCGCCGGTCAGGTTGATCTCACTGGTGGAGGTCACGCTGTCCAGCGGCGGCAGCCCGATACGGGTCGGGTCCGCGACGGTAATCTCCGTCGTGGTTGGCTCAGCGGTGACGTTCTGCAGCTTGAACACTTCCTCGAAGTTCCAGCTCGGCCACGCGGCAACGAAGATCGGGCCGCGGAACAGCTGGGTGTGGTTCATCAGACTCATGGGTTTCTCCTGGCCTGCGGCCGTCAGTTGTAGCTCTCGACGTACAGCACGCCGATGGTGAGGGTGATGCTATGGGTGGTTTCGCCACCGCTGGCGAAGCGGAACTCAGCCTGATCTTCATCTTCCAGAAGGCCAGGAAACTTGCGCTCCGGCTGGTCCTGGCCGAAACCGAGCACGCGCAGGATGTCGACGTGCACGGCTGAAAGGGCCGCCTCATCCGCACTTTTGGGGAACTGCACTTCGATCTCATAGGTGCGCACCCGCGCGGCCTGCACCCCTGCGGCGCTGGTCCTGACATCGTTCTGGGGGCGGATCAATGCAAGCGGTAGCGGCGCCTTGTCTGTCGGTTTTTCCGTTGGGCCGTAAATGCGCTTGAGCTCGGTGTGGTAGCCGTTGGCGGGCTCTATCTGCTCGAGCCGAGCCCGCAGGCTCTGGCTGATTTCGCTTGCCTTGGTCATCGCACCCCCTTGGTGATCTCGATCGTGATGCGCCGCTCGAACTCTCGCAGCAGGTATGCGTTGACCCATTTGACCGTGTCAGCGCCGCTCAACTGCTTGAACCAGTAGGCCGCAGACGGCCCTTGTGCGAGCTGTAGCGCTCGTTTGTAGGCGTAGGTCTTGGCTCCCTTGGTCCTGCTACTGCGCGTTATCCATGGGAGCTTGTGGCGGCTTGACGGGTTGATGAAGCCGGCGGCAATCTTTCGGCCACCCGGGCCGCGCACCCATATCCGTGCGCGTGTCGGGGTGATTTCTTCATAGCCCCACGTCCGGTAGTTCACGACCAGGATGCCGGAGCTGCTCGGGATGATGCGGGACTCCATCCGGCCTCGCCTTGCTCGCTTGAGCTTGAGCGCGCGGCGCAGGCGCTGCGGCTTAACCGTTCCGCTCATGGGCTTGACGTAGCGCTCTGTTCTGGCCTTGGTGCCGGTTGTGTTGAGAGCACCTCGAAGCGCCGGATCGATCTTGCGCCCGACCTCAGCCAATCGAGCCTTGGCCAGCTCAACACCATGCAGCTCTACCCTGATCTGCATCAGACTTGCTCCAGCCAGAGCCCGCGCACCACTCCATCATCGGAGTCATCCGCGTAGGCGATCACGGTGTAGAGCTGGCCACCAACCAGCAGCTGGTCATCGACCTGCGGCCTTCCCACTTCGATCAGAGCAACCTCGGCGCGGGTTCGGTAGTCGGTGGTCTGGCCCATTTCATCGCGATAGGGCGCCTCATGGGTCAGGTGTACGCGGCACGGGCCCGGTACGCCCTCGAGCGGCCTGAACTCGGCAGGGCTGCCGGCCAGCTCGCTGCAGGTGATGACCACCTCGGCACGCTGCCCCGTGAAGTCCCGGACGTCGTCGATGAGCAGCAGCCTGTCGGCGGGGCGCACGTAGCGGCCGGGCCTCAGGCCCTCGTGCCACCAGGCTCTGACGGTGACCTTGGCCGGCGCGCGTAGCCCGCTGGCCGCTGGCGGCTCGGCGCTCTCCTTCGAGCGAATGCCTACCCAGATCCAGTCGATAACACGGGGGCGCAGTTGGCCATCCAGCTCGACCAGGTCAGCCGGGGTATTGAGGTTGCCAGAGCGCATTCAGACCCCCAGATTGATTCGGTACGGATACAGCAGGTTCTGCCAGGTAGGCATGCGCGTGTAGATGGTGCCCACCACTGCCGCCTCGCGGTTGGCATAGAGCTCCGCGGCGCCGATCAGGATCGCCGCGCGCACGCTGGCAGGCACCGGAGCGAAAACAGGTTCGCCGACCTCTGGCTGCACCGTGGCAAGCCAGGGAATCGGGCGGTTGAGAAACTGGCTGGCCTGCTCGATTGCGGCATCCAGCTTGAGTTGCAGATCAGCATCCTCACGCCCGTGCCGAATCCGCAGGTGGAGCTTGAGGTCATCGAGAGTTGGTACGGGCATGGGATGCTTCCTTGGTTACTTCGCCGCCTTGCCGGCAGCGGCCTTGTCGGCAGCGGCCTTGTCGGCAGCGGCCTGGTCAGCGGCAGCCTTGTCAGCAGCAGCCTTCTCGGCAGCGGCTTGGTCAGCGGCAGCCTTGTCAGCAGCAGCCTTCTCGGCAGCGGCCTTCTCGGCCTTCGCATCGATGACCGCGGCATAGTCCTTCTTGACCAACTGCTTGCCGTGCACGTCGGTGGTCTCAAAGGTTTTACCGGGGTCAACGACAGCACCGCCGATATACAGCGGCTTGAGTGCTTTCAGCTTCATGTGGCGTTCTCCAGGGCTGCCGCCTTGCGGCGACAGCCATCAGTAGACGGTTCGCCCAGCCTTACGGGGCCGGAACGGTGAAGGTGCCGAAGATGAACGCCTCCGGGCGCTTGACGGCGAGCGCCAGGCGCTCTTCGCAGCGGATGGAGATCATGTTCTTTTCGAAGTCGTCGGCGTTCTCGGTGGAGATCACCACGTTGGCGTCCTCGCGATCGAAGATCTGCGCACCGGTCTGGAAAGCTCCGGTGAGGAACTTGCCCTGGAAGGCGGCGATCTCGGTCGATACCACCGGCAGACCCCACAGCGTGGGGCCAACCACACCCAACGGGTTGCCGATGATGTAGCGGCCCAGGCTGTCCTTGGTCAGCTCGATCTTCGCCCAGTCAGTGAAGTGCAGCACATGCCCGCTGGCGGGCAGGCGTGCCAGCTGAGCCTGCAGCATCGCCAGACGCAGCTGGTCGATCTGGGTCATGTCATCCGGCGTGAACGCAGCGGAGAACGCGCTGGCCTGCGGCACGATGCCGTCCAGGTGCGCACCGGTGCCGTCACCGAACAGAATCTCCTGCTCTTCGACGTATTTCAGGCCGTAGCGCATTTCGGCATCTACGGTGGACTGGAGCTGCGCGAAGTCGTCGAGAATCTGCTTGGACGCCTTGAACATGTGCGCGATGGTGGTCACCGGCGTGATCTTGGTGTCGAAGCTGATGTTGCTGTACGGCTTGGCGGTGTTCTCCGGCACCACCGAAGCGGCGTTCGTGAAACCGGTCTGCTGCACCCAGAAGATCGCGGGGGAAGTGGTGCGGCCAGTCGCGATGAGATCGCGGATGAACAGGCGCTGCTTGGGCATGACGTCGATGCCTGGCAGGCGCTGAGGCTCCACGACGCCCTCGGCCACGTCAACGCTGAGCAGCGCGGCGTTGACGGGCACGCTGATGCGGCGGTTGCCCTGGACGCTCTTGGCGAATTCCTTGAGCGCCTCGCTCTTGATCACCTCGGCGCCAACGGTGGTCCGCTGCGATGCGGAGGCCTGCGCAGGAATGCGGGCGAACTCCTGTTCCAGCTCGCCGAGCTGGGCCTTGAGCTGTTTTTCGGCTTCGGTCAGCGAGTTGAACTTGAGAGCCAGCTCGTCAACCGTCGCCTTGGTTTCGGCAGACAGGTTGCCAGCCTTCTTGGCTTCATCGAGAGCCGACTCGGCTTTCTTGCTGAAATCGCTGGAGGCACGCTCCAGCTCGGCGCTGACTTTTTTCAGGAGTTCAGCAGTAGAGGAATCAGTCATGGTTTTCTCCGTTTACTGGGTAGCGGCTGCCGTGAAGCGCGCGAGGGCGCGCTGCAGGTCGGCGATTGGTTCGGCCAGGTCGGCCGGGGTGTCGGCAGCGTCACGCGTACCGTGGCTGGCAGCGCTGGGCGTACCGGCCTTGAGTTGTTGCAGCAGCGATCGGCGCTCACTGCGCGGCATGCCCTGCTTGGCGAGGATCACGTCGAGCTTGTGCGCGGCGAACTGGCTGCCGCTGCGCGCCTTGGTGGATTCCTTCACCGAGTCCGAGGGCAACAGCGAGTCGGCAAAGCCCTGCTCCACCGCTGCGCTGCCGTTGATCCAGGTTTCGCCATCCATGAGCTTTTGCATGGCGGCAATGTCATCACCGGTGCGGGTGGCGTAGATATCTGCCATCGCTTCGTCGAACGGCTCGAGCGTGTCGGCGAAGTCGCGGAAGTCGTGGCGGTTTCCCACAGCTCCAGCCCAGCAGTTGTGGATCATCAGGAAGCCGCTGCGGGCCACCTGGATGGTGTCCCCAGCCATCGCGATGATGGAGGCGGCCGACGCCGCCATGCCAAGCACCCGGACAGTGACGTGTCCCTTGTACTCGCGCAGCACGTTGTAGATGGCCAGACCTTCGAACATGTCGCCGCCTGGCGAGTTGATGTTCACGGTGACATCCGCACCGGCCAGCCCCTTGAGGATGCCGGTGATGCGCTTGGCGGTTACGCCCTCGCCTGTCCAGTAGTCGTAGCCGATCGGGTCGAGTACCGAGATCGTGTTCTCGTCATCCTCAGCGGCAGCCAGAATGCTCGGATTCCAGCGCTCCAGCGCTTGTGGGCGCAGGTCAAACGATACGCCCGCGCACGGGCGCGCCTCCGGAGCAACCGGAAGGTTTCGGATGGTCATTGGTCAGTCTCCAGCTTGGGCGGCAGGCGGGTTCGAGGCGGGTGCGGTGTTGAGCCAGTTTTGCAAGGCTGCCCGTGCCTGCTCGCTGTCGGTGCGTTGCTGCCCGAGCTGATCAAGAGGCATGAGGTTCGATTGCACGGTGTAGACATCCCCGCCAGGGATCAGCGGTTGGTTCTCCAGCCGCGCGACGGTGTTGCGGTTCATCCAGCCGTTTTGCAGGGCGCTGGCATACCACTCGCGGCGTGCAGCCAGATCAGCGCGCAGCAGGCCTTCGACGGAGAACTCCGCATAGACCGTTTCCGCCTCGGCCTCTCCGATCAGGCAGCGGATGATTTCCTGCTCGATGTTGTCGAGTAGCGGGCGCAGCGTGTTGGTGAGGAACTGAAGGTTCTGGCCTTCGACGCTGCTTGCCCAACTGCTCTGCTTATCCGTATGGCCAACCATGAACGGCGGCACGCGGAACCACCGGCATATCTCCTCGATCTGGAAGGCGCGCGTTTCGAGCATCTGCGCGGCTTCGGGGTTCATGGTAATGCCCTGATACTTCAGCCCAGCCTCGAGCACCATCAGCTTGCCGGCGTTCTTCGATCCCGCGAAGGCGGCGAGGCTTTGCCGGAGCTGCTCGCGCTGCTCTGGCTTGAGCGCACCGCTTTCGTTGGTGAGCACGCCAGAAGCCTGCAGACCTTGTGCGAACACGCGCGCAGCGGCTTCGTCCGCTGACATGGCAGCGCCCAGCACCTCCCGCCCGGCCTTCACCGGCATGATCCCGCAGACCCCGTCCAGGCCGAAGCCACGGATATGCATCAGGTTCTTCTCAGGGATCGGCCGGTCTGCTCCGTTCTCGTTGTAGATGTACTCCAGCCGGCCGTTGGGCTGTCGCTTGACGCGCATGTGCTGCGGCAGCAGCGGCACTAGCGCGACAATCCGACTGCCGATGAGCTTCTTCTCAACGAACGCATTACCGCGCAATGCGAGGCTTGCGACGATCATCAGCATGAAACGTCCGGGCGTCATTTCGGCGTTCGGACTGATGCACAGAACCCGGTAGAGCGGGTGGTCGGTAGCGACCGTGCGTGAGCCGTCCGGCTGGCGACGGTAGAGCTTTAGCGGCAAGGTGGACACTGTTTCGCTGAGCAAGCGAACGCATGCCCAGACGGTGGACAGCTGCAGCGCGGCGTCCACCGTGACGTTCTTGCCGCTGGTGGACTGGCCGAACCACTCCTCCCAGAACGTGCCGGTCGTTAGGCCGATCGGAACGCCCAGCCAATTGAGCAGGGCACTCTTCACTCGGCCTGGTTTCTTTTCGTTGGCCATCAGACCCCTACCATGATCGGGTTGGAATAGAAGCCATCCGGATCGCCCGGCGGCTCTTCGAATTCAGAGGCGGTCGCGCGGGCTACGGCCATGAGCAACGCCAGGACGCCGTCGATCTTTTCGCTTTCGCGATCCTTGGCTATCTGGCTGAGGCCGTTGAACTTGGAGGTGAGCTTCTTGGCGTTCGAGATCATCCAGTCCATAACCGGGTTTTCCTCGTGCACCAGGTCGCCGGTCAGCACCAGGTTCTCCGTCTCGATGATCGGCGCGGTGAAAGTCGTTGGGTTCTGGCCGATCTCGACCATGGGCACGCCCTTCTCCATGAGCTTCTTGGCGAAGTACGGGGCGAACTTGGGGTCGTAGTCGACCTCCTCCACGGCGAACTCCTGCAGGAAGCCAGGCTTGATCACCTTGTCGGGGTCGTTGGGGTCGCGCTGGCCGGCGATGGCGTCGCCGATCACGTCGAAGTCCGTCGCGTTACCTGGCGTGATGTGCAGGTACCCGGCCGCCGCCCACTTGAGGTAGTGCTTATTCTCCGGGAGGTTGGCCTGGTGCTCGTTCTGGTAGAAGCGCCAGAACGCGAAGTACTTGCCCTCCTCGCGGAACACCAGGCACAGCGCAGCGATGTCGCGGCGCTCGGCGAGGTCGAGCCCGATCCAGCAACGTTTGCCGCGGAAATCCTCAAGCCGCAGCCCCTTGCGCTCACCGCGCCGCCAGTCCGCCAGCGGGAGCCACTTGGCGCCGCCGCTCAGCCAGATGTTGAGGCGCTTGGTCTTGAACTCCGGCTGCTCAGATGGCAGGCGGATGGCGCTGTTGCAGGCGTCGCGCAGGCCTTGTTCGTAGACCGAAACGCCGAGGTTCGGGTTGGCCTTTACCCATTCGGTTGGCTCTTGCCACTTATCCGGATCGTCGACCGTGTAGATGATGGCGAGGAACTCGTCGTCATCGAAAACACCTTCGAGCACCTTTTCGGCGTAGCCGTGGAGCTCGAAACCCGGCCCGCGCAGGTTCACGCCGGCCGTGGTGATCATCCACATGAGCCATTGGCGACGCGCGCCGGTACCGGAACGGATCACGTCGATGATCCCAGCGTCCGGATGGGCGTGAACCTCGTCGAGGATCGCGCCGTGCGGGTTGAGGCCGTCCAGCGACTTGCTGTCACGACCCAGCGGCTTGAAGGTGTCTGCCTTGCCGCGGATGAACAGCTCGCCGCGCCGATCCGCAATCTTGCGGCGTAAGCCCGGGCTGCTGCCGACCATGCGCACGGCTTCGTCGTGCGTGATCTTGGCCTGATCCATCTTGGTGGCGGCGGTGTAGACCTCCGCTCCGCCCTCGCCGTCGGCGAAGAACAGGTAGAGACCGACTCCGGAGAGCTTGGTGCTCTTGCCGTTCTTGCGTGGTACTTCCTCCCATACACGGCGGAAGCGGCGGGTGCCGTCGGCGCGCATCCAGCCGAAGGCCAGCGCGACCCAGAACTGTTGCCATAGCGACGGGACGAACTGATGACCAGCCCACTCGCCTTTCGAGTGGCGCAGGAACAGGAAGAACTCCAGCGCGTGCTGGGCATGGTCCTCACTGAACCAGAGGCCGCGCTTGTGGCCATCCTCCAGGTCGCGGTAGTGGCGCTCGACGGCCAGCCGCGTCCACTTGCAGACGGGGATTTCGCCGGCCATGACCTGGCGGCCGTAGCGGTCCCAGTCGAAGGTGCGTTCAGTCGTCTCCGCCATGAGGATTGCCACCAGGGATAGCGCGCAGCCCGATCCGCGCCTTGCGCTGGCGGAACTGCTCGATAGGGTCATCGCCGAACAGGTCGCCCTGCGGCGTCATCTGATCTGCCTTGAGCTTCTGGAAGCTGGGGATGGTCAGCGCCGCTTCGGGCAACCACTTGAGCAGCTCGCGCTTGTAGTCGCGGGCGACGTAGTAGGCCTGGTGCGGCTGCTCATAGCCGTTGGGCGTCTTGACGTAGTAGCTGCCGTTGTTCTCGCGCTTGAGCTTTTCGAGGAACTCTTCCTGCGCGACCCAGTTGCAGAACGTCTTGCAGATGACGGTCATCAGCAGGCCGTCGGTGCGATGGATCAGCCCGTACTCCTCGAGCGCCGAGGTGACGTGCTCCCAAAGCTTCTTTTCCCTGGCGTTGAGCTTGACCGGCTGGGCGGGCGCCTCGGCGGCGATGGTCTGGGTGGTGGATTCCTCGGCTGAGCCCAGGCCACCCTCAATGACTTTCGGGTATGCATGGTTCATTGGGGTACCTAAAGGGAGGCCAACTTGACCCCCCCCCTATTTGAATTTCAGACGTGCGCGAAACTTGGC